GCATATTGCGTCCGTTGACAGCCTCATGTTGAAATCTAATAGCCGAAGTGGTATAATATCTGCGTATAAATTCTCAAGTAGAGACGCGGCCGATCGGCTGCTTCGACCGCAGACAGAAAGATTTTGGAAAAAGCTATCTGACCACGAAAGACAATCGGCATATAAATATACCGCTGGATCCGGAGGATTCAACCGACCGCTGCGAGGCTACGCCGGCAGCTGGTCGAATTTCAAAGGTATCGGGAATGTCTCGCTGAATAACGAGGGGATGGAGCAGTCAATATCTGGACTGAAAAGCGCGATCGACAAATCGAGGATCCAAAATAACATGTGGCTTTTCAGGGGATCAGACAAACAATCACTTTCCGGAATGCTCGGCGTGGAAGAAAGCAAACTGATACCGTCCAACGCCGAACGGCTGAATAAGAAGTTTTCGGGCGTACCAGTAAAGGATAATGGATTCTTCAGCACAGGCATTGCAGCTGATGCTGGATTCAATAATACAATCAATTATGAGATCCTGGCCCCGAAAGGAACAAAAGGGATTTATGCCGAGCCATTCAGCGCTTTTGGCGGTACCAATTCAACCGGTACGTGGGATGGCATCGAGAAAGGCACATTTATAGATAGTGAGGCCGAAATGATTTTGCAGGCCGGGACAGAGTTTGAAATCAAGTCCATCACCACGATTGGCGGTAAGCTTACGGTGGTGATGGAAGTTATAAGATAGGAGGTGATCAAAAATGAGCTTAAGCGGCATGGTTGGGGTGCGAATACCCGTTGCAGAGAAAATTGCATGCAGAGATTGCGAGAACGCGAAAAAGGGCGGCATATGCCAATCAAAGTGTAAGGCGTATCTGGACGGAAAGCCGAGCGAAGTTCTTTTTGATGATGCCCCCTGCCCTGAATATAAACGGGGAGAGGATCTCCTGCAATACGAGATCGAAATCTGAAAAAAGTAAATAAATAGGTCTGAAAGACACTCGAGAGGGTGTCTTTTTTGATACAAAAATATTGCTTTTCCGCAGGCGTATGAGTGCGGATAGCCATGTGACGCGACCACGTAAAAAGCATAGCGAGAAAGGATGAGGATGAAAAGAGAGTTTTTGAAAGAGCTGGGGCTCGAAAAAGAAGTGATCGATCAGATCATGGAAGAGAACGGGAAAGACATTGAGAGCTCCAAGGCAGAGGCAGCAGCTGAGAAGACCAGGGCTGATGGACTTCAGGGCCAGTTGGCAGACGCCAACAAGGAGATCGAGTCCTACAAGGATATGGATGTCGAAGGGATCAAAAAATCTGCTGAGGATTACAAGAAAAAATTCGAAGAATCTGAAGCAAAGTCAAAGAAAGATATGGCAGATCTCAAGTTCAGCCACGCGCTAGACGCCGGGCTCTCTAAAGCAAAAGCAAAAAACTCTAAATCAGTGAAGCCGTTGCTTGATTTGGAAGCGCTTAAATTACAGGAAGACGGCACTATTCTCGGGTTAAATGAACAACTTGAGAAAATCAAAGGTGAGAATGACTTTCTGTTTGAAAGCGATGATAAAACGCCAACGGTAGTCAAAGGAACAGGCGGAGGCGGCACAAAAACAGATGAGGTTGCTGTAAGGGCAGTGATGGGACTGCCGCCTGAAAAAGAGTAAAGGAGATAAACAATGGCAAATGTAATTGCACTTTTCAAAAAATATATAGATCTGTTGGATGAGGTCTATAAAGTTGCGTCTCTTACGGCGGGGCTGGACAGTGATCCTTCCCTGGCGCGCGCTGGCGCGAACGCAAACGAGATCATCATTCCGAAGCTGTCTATGGATGGCCTTGCTGCTTATAGCCGGAATGACGGCTATGTCAAGGGCAGCGTGGCGCTCACGAATGAGACGGTCACATTCAACTATGACCGCGGCAGAAAATTCAGCATTGATGCCATGGACAACGAGGAGACGGCAGGCGTTGCGTTCGGGCGCCTTTCAAGTGAGTTCATTCGCACCAAGGTCGTGCCCGAAATAGATGCGTTTCGGTATGCTACGTATGCCGGTATTACTGGCATCTCTAAAGTGGCTACCGGGGCAACTCTGGCTGACGGTGCCGCGGTGATTGCTGCGCTTCGGGCCGCGATTACCCAGATGGATGAAGATGAAGTTCCCCAGGAAGACAGGCATTTGCATATCACTCCTACACTTCATGGTGTAGTCGATGATATGGATACGACAAAATCCAAAGCAGTCTTGAACAAGTTTGCATCTGTTACGGATGTTCCGCAGTCCAGATTCTACACCGCTATCGATCTGCATGATGGTGAAACAAGCGGGGAAGAAGCGGGTGGTTTCGTAAAAGATGCCGCTGCCGCGGATATCAACTTCATGATCTTCCATAAGCCGGCGTTGATGCAGTACCGTAAGCATCTTGTCAACAAGGTGATTGCGCCTGAAGTGAATCAGGAGAGCGATGCTTGGCTGTTCTTCTATCGTTCGTATGGCCTTGCCGATGCGTATGAGAACAAATTGGCTGGCATCTACCTGCACCACAAGGCGGTTGTGTAATGAAAGGAGCAGCGTGATATGTCTAAACGTGTGGGGTTGGTTTTCCCGGTGAAAAAAACCGCGAAGAAGGATGCGCCTGAAAAGGACGCCAAAAAAGAAACAGCTGAAGAAAAATCGGCTGAATCGAACGCCAAGCAGTAGGGAGTGATCGGGTATGACGCAATATGCTGATAGAACTTTTTATACAGATACGTACAAAGGCAGCGCCATCCCCGACGCTGTTTTTGATTATTGGGCAACACAGGCGAGTGGCCGGATTGATGAGGTTACGTTCGATCGGTCAACCTCCGCCGAAGGCGAAGATCTTGAAAAAATCAAGATGGCCACTTGCGCTGTTGCTGAGGTGATGTACAAAATTGAAACCGCCGGCGGGATCATCACGAGCGAGAAGGTCGGAAGTTATTCGAGAACCGTCAAGGTTCCGGAAAAAGATTCAAAGAAGCAAAGGACCTATGATGCCGCGAAACTTTATTTGGGCCGCACGGGGCTGATGTACAGGGGGATTGACGATGTATTGTAATACGCAAGCCACCTTATACTCATATCGGTCTGAAGGCGTCTATACGCGCCGTGTGCTGGATGTATTTTGGGATGAAGAAGAGACCGTCGCATTCAGTACCACTGGGGCCAGATCAGAAGCCAAGGCTTTTATCACGATTCCTTATGGCGATGAGATCGAATTCACCAAGGAGAAGGACCGGATCGTTAAGGGAGTAATTGGAGAGAGCGTTTCCGTATCAGATTTGATTAAATCTGGGCAGGCGAGTGTGATCACTGGTATTGATCTGAAGCATGCCGGCAGTGAGAGCATGTGGCATTGGGAGGTGACGGCGAAGTGATTATCAGGACGCCGCCGCCCGTGTCGCTTGGAGTTGTCCAAACGCCTGCAGGCCGGGCAAGCGGCCGCCTGGAATGGAACCCGGAGGCTATGGCCATCCGGAACACCAATTTTTCACGTGGCCAAAAGTTCATTGACAGCGAGGTCCTGCGGCTGAGTGCTCCGTATATTCCACTTCGGACCGGTACGCTGATCCGAAGCGGCACAATATCGACGGTAATCGGTACCGGGTTGGTAAAATGGTCAACGCCATATGCCCGCCGGCAATACTACGAGAACAAGGGCAAGGGCAAACGCGGCCGGCTATGGTTTGAGCGGATGAAAGCTGCTTGCAAACGGATTATCCTTCAGGGAGCTGCAAAATTAACAGGAGGTAAATTATGAGCATAATCAGTGGTGTAAAAACTTATATGCAAACGTGCCCATACCTGCAGGAATTTACCGATGAGGCCTACGTGGACTTTACATCAGACACTCCAGGGAATTATGGCATCATGCCGATGGGCGAACAGCGCTTAAAAAGGTACCTGCGTGGCCGAGGCGAGCAGTGGCAGTATAGTTTTGCACTATATGCAAAGAACTTTACCTTTGAGGATCTCCAGCGGATTGAAAACTGCGAATTTTTAGAGCATTTAACCGACTGGGTATCCGAACAAGATAAAAACAAGAACTTCCCCGATATTGGAACCGGCAAGACCGCGCGGAGCATAACGTGTTCTGGCGGTATGCTGTTTGATACCGAAAAAAACGGGGATAATGGGCTGTATCAAATACAGCTGCAATTAATCTATGATAAATAAGAAGGGAGAATACTTATGTTAATATCTGATCTTATGGATGGAATCACGCCGAATCCGTCTTATACCGGCAAAACCACGGCTGACGACATGGTGCTGGCCTTAAATCTTGCGGAAACGCCGGCGACTCATCCGGACGATTATATCGTCGTAGATGATGGGGTGACCGAGCAGTCTGGAGCGCTGTCGGCTCAGACGTCTGATAAAACGTATCTTCGTCGGGGCCAAGTAACGGTCAAAACTGGAACGTCCAGATCGTTTACGATCAATGGTGACCGGATCTTCGGGGATGCCTTCCAGGATTCCGTGATGGCTCATGCACTGAAATATGGCAAAGGCTCAACGGTGATCAAGGATTATGTGTATTACAACATCCTGACCGGCAAGGGAGAAAAAGGCAAGGTGTCGATCGTAGTGGAAGGCGATGTGGGCGGCGCCGCCGGTGAGGACGCTACTTTCAGCGCGAGCCTTACCTCTTACGGCGAACCGGAAGAATACACTTACACGCCGTCCGGAACCTAATAGGAGGGCAACATG